CATCAAAACAAAAAAAGGCGGTCGATCGGGCATACCAAGAATATGTTGATGCATCACTCGCGAAGGCCGCCGCTCTAAAAATTTCAGATGTTTCTTCGGATGACATTCCGTTCCCTGGCATGAAATATCTCTTTAGGCGAAGTCAGGAAATAAATCAAGAACCAATCTCGTTTGATGAATTTTCGAATTACACGCTGAGCAAGCAATCTGGACAAATTCGAAAAGCACGAGAGTTCAAAATTCGGGATGTTATGGCACTGCGCATGTCGCAGGAAGAAAGACTCAAAAACAAAGAAACATTGTCAAAGAGAGAAAAATTTCTGTTGGGATTGCTCGACGAAACAATCAAAACGGAAGCAGACCCGTTGGCGTCTCTCACTCAAATACAACGCGACAACCTACTCCAACAGCTCGAGGGCTTGAGCTATTCGCCCAACGCCGATACGGACATTCCAGCCAGATCGGACGTCCAACTTGTCGATCAGTTTGGGCCGGTCGGATTTTATGGTGTCGCAGCCGCACAAGCCAATTTGTTGCCGGAAGTTCTCGATGCAATTACGACGACGGACCGTGCGAAAAACCCGTTTTTTTACGGGTTTGCAAAATGGAGAGCCGAAAAAATTGAGGCGGGAGAATACGAAGACAACATCGATGCAGCGAAGGACATACTGAGAGGGGACAGCCTAACTGGGGCCATGGGTCGCCGAGGCGACCAAAGTAGGCGATTGTTGCGCCGGGCCGATAGCGCCGACAGCCTCACGGGCGCGATGACGGGCGATGAGCGCAAGTCGGATTACCTCAGGAAACGAAGATTGTGGCAATCGGACATCATTGTTCGGGTTATGCAGCATAACCAGGCAGAAGCATTGCGTCGAGGGGGAATGACACCAGAACAACTCGCCCAAGAGCCACCAACGGTGTTCCCGAGATGGACGGAACAATTCGGACAACTTCCGGTGGAACTCGTCGGTGGGGCGTATTCCCACAGGGTCATCGACATTCTTTACAACAATCTTGCGCGTGAATGGGGTGCAAACGAATCGCAGATTTTCGGCCCAAAGCCGGAGTTCAAGATTTTTGACGCCCCCATGTCGCCACTTGATATTCAAGACCTTGCGGCAAACAAAAGAGAGATTGTCAAAACCTTCCTCGAAGAAACAAAAAAATTAGATCCGAATAGCCCATTTGCGCAATTCGACCCGCTCAACATGCCCGACAGCGATGTCGACATGCTTTGGCGGTCGTATATTATTCCGGAACTACTCAAGAGTCCGGATCAGTCCAAGATGCCACTCGATAATGTTCCGTTTGAAATAGACCCAACCAAAGAAGAGTTGGTCCGAAATTATGCGGAATACCTGGAAGCCCGACGTCTCGGTTTAGGAACGACATTGAGCGACGACGAGTTTGACGCGGCAGTGGAAGAACTTTTCATGGGGACTGGAAAAGAGTTTGAAGAATTTGTCGAGGAGCTCAATCGAGCCCACGATGAGTACAAACAAACAGGGAGACTTCCCGGTGATTTCACGGATGAAAACTTAATCGATCCAGATACCGGAAACATCTGGGCCCGTGATAAATGGCGTACAGAAATAGATAAAACCGCAGCGGAAATGCTGGAAAGTGCATCCAAGCTAAACGAAGCAACACAGGATTACAACTACAAGACGGCCTTGTTTGCCTACTTGTGGCAAGTAGGGCTTGCTCTGGGTTACTTGACGCCAGAAGACTTAGAAAGTCTCAACAAGGCGGGAGATGACATAATGGATGCCCTGGAGGAGCAAGATCCTTTACCGGATCTCACCGCGAGGGATTTGACGTTCGCGGATGGAACACGAACTGCTCTCGATAGTTTTGGCCCAATCGCATGGATCAAAAAACGATTTGTTCACGACGTCAGAGACTGGGCCTACGCGCTTGCCCAAAAATATCACCCCTATGACATTCAGCAGCATCGATACACTCAACCCGATTTTATTAAAGACGATCGATACAGTGCCCCGAGAACGGAGCTCGTTGACCTTGCCAAAGTGGATTGGGACAAATTCCTAGAACTAATCGACGCTTACGAAAGAACGGGGGACTTAGACCTAGATTTCCCTGGTGTCAAGTCGTTGGTTACAAGAGCACGAGAAGCAAAAGCCAGCAAACTCGAAGCAGACAGAAAGAAACTTGACAGCAAGTCGGCCGCCGCCAAGAACCAAAGAGCGGCGATTTACACCATGTTCGAAACTGACAGTCTTACCGTCGCCGAGATCGCAGCGAAAACAAACATCAGCCATGAGGTTGTTGACAGAGTTATTAATGACGAAGCGAAAGCCCAGGGACTAAACGCGCAACAAGTACGCGCCATGCACAAAAAAGCAAGAGCTATGGCCGTCGAAAGAGAGGACCAGTTCCAGCAAGACCTCTTGGCTCGAGAATTGGAGAGGGTCAAAAAAATCGTTGGTAAAAACGCTGACCTCGACGACTATTTGGAAGAACTGAGAACAGCACGACAGTATTACAAAGATGTTGAAAAACAAGCAAATGCAAACTATTCGCAGTCGCGCCTAAGTTACAGCTTTATAGCAACAGTGGCAAACATGCTTTTGCAAGACATGCCGGACGGAAGAGATTGGGATCCACAAAAAGAAAGCGAAATCGCATTCAAAAACCGCTGGCTGCAAAAACTCAACGAAATAGCGCCAGCGCTCTACGGACTCGCGCACCGAATCCAGTCGATGCAAATGAATCCGGAGGACAGAGTAAGCGCGTCAAAGAGAGTTCTCGACCGTGCCAGAATGATGAACAACGAATTAGAAGCAGAAATAGAAAGAATCAAGAAACTCAAAGGCATATCCGATGCCCAAGACCTGAAACAGCGCCATCAAATTCAGTCAATGAACGCGGCCAGGGAGGCCGCAAGAAAAGCCGTTCAAGGCATGTACCCGAGCATGTCGGACGAAGAAGTCGACCAATTGTTTACTTCCCAAACCGATATGGATGGTCTCACCGGTGCGATGCGCAACTCACTACGCGGTGTTTCACGCGGCAGAAAAGCAAAGAAACTGTTCGAGTACTCGGGCAGAAACAGCAAGGACCGTGACACCCGCGGTCGCTTGACGCGCCTGACTGACATTGTTCCCAGTCTAAAGAACAATAAATTATTGCGACAAATGGCCGAGTGGCTGGACAGCCTGGAGGAGATAACAGTCCCCCCACGCATGAGAAAGAGAAGCCAACGCGGAAACGCGCCAGTTTCTAGCCGTGTTCAAATGCAAATTCGTCGCACCGGGAACCGTATCATTAGGGGCGATCGAGACGATTTCGGCATGGGGCGATCGTTGCGCGAAAAACAGACTATTCGCGGATTGAATCGCGAGGCGAAAAAATCAAAAATCAACGTTTCCAGATACTTCGACGGCCGAGATGACGACGAGGACGTGAAGTGGTCAAGCAACGACTGGTCGTACGCCAAAACAGCTCCCATCCGTGGTGCAGACGTTGTTGTCTACAGAATCAATCCGAACGAAAAAGACCCGCTAAAGGCAACAGAGGTGTTGGTTATTAGTCGAAAGAGTGGTCCTTTTACGGGTGCACGAGCCTTGCCCGGTGGTTTGAATGACGAAGGTGAAACTCTGGTTGAAACAGCTATGCGGGAAATGAAGGAAGAGGTGGGCATCTCGGCCGAAAACATGCAAGTGCGGAACCTGGGCATCATTCAATCTCGTGACTGGGATCCGAGATTTGTTGAGGGCGTTACCGTTCAAGGAATGGCGGTAAAAGTCCCATATGCGACAGAGGCCGTTGCGGGAAGTGATGCCAAAAAAGCACAGTTCATCCCGATGTCAGAAATCTTGGACGGGGATGGACACATTGCGTTCGGTCACGCCGCATTTATGAAGGAAGCTTTTTCTAGTGAATCGTCGACTCTTTCAGAAAAACTCGGAATACATGAGCGTGCGGCACGTATACGTAATCGAAGAATTATCGAGCAGGTGAATACGAACCGAAGAAATTCTGGACAAAAACAATTCCCAATCACGCCGGACGGCGATATTGACACGCCCTTTCAATTAGTAAGACCATCCGATCCTCGATACAAGCAGATGAATGACCCGGTGTTTGGTATTACCGGTGCGATCTCTCAGCGCTACGACATCAAGATGAATCCCGATGGAACGTTCGACATTGTCGATACGCAAAACAACAACTCGAGAGTCGCAGGACCGTTCAAGTCCAGGAAGCAGGCCGTATACGGTGCGATTCGTAAGGATAGAGATCCAAGTTTCAACCCCCAAATACTGTTGGGTAGCAGAAGAAAAGGCCGTACACAAAAAGTCGCCAAACGCAAGCGTCAAAAAGTAACGCAACAGATTTTGCCTGTCACCCAAACGCCGACCCAGCTCTCTTTTGATTTTGATGAAAATAGTTCCGCAAATAGACTCGACCAGTCCAAGGATGGGCTAACTGGCGCCATCTCGGGCAGCGATTTGCTTATGAAGCTGGGAATCACTCTTCCTCCGTCAACGATGTCAACGTCGGAATACGACAGGGGTTTCACAACAAGTTCGCACTATGCAACGCGTTATGGAGGTAATGCAGTTACCGACCCGGACTCCGCCCTAAGATTCGATATTGACCGCACAAGGTTTTTTAATCTGTGGGCTCCTTACAAGGATCGCGTCAACGCAATCGTTCCCGATTCAGAAAGAAGAGCAGAGCCAGTTCTCTACATTATTGGTGGCCCAAGTGGTTCAATGAAATCATCGATTCGCGAATCTGGGTTGGCGGGAATACCGACCCGCGAACAAGCTGTCACAATCGATAACGATGAGGTCAAGTTGATCATGCCGGAATATGTCGCTATGACTACTTCGGGGAAAAAACAATACGAAAAAAGGGCGGCGCAAACCGTTCATGATGAAAGCAAATTGATAGGTATCAACGCTTTGAAGGCGGCGATACTAAGAGAACAAGCTTCGATGCGCGTTAATAAAACGGGGAAAGATATCGTGTTTGACAGCCTCGGCCAACTTCAAGATAACGACATACAAGATGTGATTCGTATTGCGCGCGCTTCTGGGTATAAAGTTGTCGGATATTACTTTTTTGCCGAATATGATATTGCCGAAAAGCGCATGAGGGCTAGGTATAAAGAAACCAAAAGAAAAGTTCCACGCAACCTGCACGAGCAGTCAATGAGGGGAGTACAGGCGCGTCTCAGTACACTGCCAGGATCTAATCGTGGACTCAATGACACGGTCTTTGACGAATTCGTTATTTACGATACAAACGATCCGACCAGAATTCAGATGGCGGCAACATATGTCCTTGACCCATCAAAACCCAACGGTTTGTTCACCCCCGCCCAGAACGGAAGAGTCGTCAGATCGAAAAACAGGAATTCAAAAGCCGTTCTCACCATCATCCCGATTACAAAGGCCGATGGCACCACAGGGGATTCATTCGTAATCGGTGATCTTGACATAGGGAATTGGACAGACCATTAGAACTGTTGAACTGTAGACTGGAACGACATATGGCAGATAAAACCCCCAAAAAATCATCAAAAGTTGTCAAGGTCGTACTTGCCCCTGTAGAAAAAATGGCCATGGCCGCGATGGATGGCAAACCTTTTGAAGAATCAGGTCTTGAAGACACACCGAAAAACCGAAAAAATTATATCGAGCTTGTCAAGGAGTTGGAAGAAATGAAGGCGGAAGGGATCAGCCCAGAAATTCCCTTCGCGTAAAGGCTCTTCCGCCGTAAACAAACAAAGGTTTGTTACTCTAAGTAAAGACATATTTGCTAGGTGCTCACCTGAGTGGTTGTGTCATCGTCATATCCAAGCAATTTTCACGATCCACGAAAGGATCACCCCAATGTCAGATAAGTCAAGAGTGCGAGAGTTGCAAACAGCCCTCCGCACAAAAATGGCTGACAACAAGACCATCGCCGACTCGTTCAAGGTCGAAGATGGAACAGTTGTTGTTTCAGCAGATCAGAAAGCCGCGTTTGATCGCAATATGAGCGACATCCGCGAGATCAAGAGCCTCATCGAAGGTCTCGAGCAAATGGAAACCGTTTCCTCGTGGGGAGACGAGCCGGCGTCAGAGTCTGTAGCAGCCGCTGCAGCCAGTCAGCCGACACAGTCCTACGGGATCAGAAGCGTCGGCCAGGCGTTCCTCGAATCGGCAGAGTTCAAGACACTCAACGGTGGAAAGAATGGCGCAAACATGATCGCGCCGTTCAATTACAACGTGAAGGATGTCTTCACCGCAATGCCGACCGGTCCAGCGTCTCCGATTGTCTCAGTCGAGAACTTCGGAACATTCCAGCGCGATGCGCTGGTTTCTCCTCCGACCCGCACCCGTCGTGTTCGTGACCTTTTCCCGGCACGTTCGACAACGGCTGCAGTCATCGAGTACTTCCGTCAAATCGGCTACACCTCGCCGGCTGGCATGACGCCTCCGACCAACAACGCGGCACCTGTTGCTGAGCGCACAGGCGGTGCGTACACAGCCAAGCCGCAGTCAGGTCTGAAGTTCACTGGACATCAGGCACCGGTTCGCACGATGGCCCACTGGGAAGCCGCCCACCGCAACGTCCTTGCGGATGAGCCACAGCTTCGCAGCATCATCGACAACGAGCTGATGTACGGTCTGCGCCTGCTTGAGGACAGTCAAATCCTCAACGGCGATGGCACTGGCGAGAACCTCGCTGGCGTCCTCCAGACTTCGGGCATCCAGACGTACTCCTGGTCATCTGGTGCAGCGACACCAGTTGTGGACACAAAGGCTGACGCGATTCGTCGCGCCGCCACACTGTCCTTCTTGGCGTACTATGAACCGACGGGCGTCGTTCTTCACCCGAACGATTGGGAAGACATGGAGCTGTCGAAGGACCTCAACGGCCAATACTTGGTCGCCGTGTCCGTCGCACTCGGTGGAACCCCGCGTTTGTGGAGAATCCCGGTTGTCGAAACCCCAGCCATCGCCGAGGGCACAGCTCTCATCGGTGCGTTCGGTACGGCAGCCCAGATCTACGACCGTGACACAGCAAGCATCCGAGTTTCGGAACAGCACGCAGACTTCTTCGTGCGTAACGCAATCGTGATCTTGGCCGAGCAGCGCATGGCTCTCGCCGTCAAGCGTCCGGAAGCGTTCGTGAAGGTCACGTTCGACGCAGCACCAGAGGCCTGATAAAGGCTGAATCGCAATAGGCGACACCCCCGCCCCAGCCGAAAAACATTCGGCAAAGGCGGGGGTTTCGTCATTTATGGCAAAGATTACCAAGACACAACCGTTCACTCGGTATGACACCTATGACCACATAGGCGAACTTGTCTCCGACGTTGCCTCACTGTCAATTGACGTTCGGCACTGATGTAATCTATACATATGCCGAAAAGAGTTGTTTTTGATCCAGATGCGAGGGATGCGGATGGGGATTTGACTGTGCAGGACGGCACGATTTTTGAGCGACCCGACAAACCCAAAATTCCAACACCTGATGTTTCGATTACAAGACCGAAGCGAAATTTGTCGGTGGTGGGTAGATATAAAAGAACAAGTCCGATACGGCCGACCAGCGTTTCGGAAAGAGATATCTCCACCGGCGGACCGCTCAAAACCGCGGAAATTCTCAAGCAGGACCTGCTCAAAGGGTTGACAGATGACGAAAAGAAGTCGTTCCTCGGTATAGATGACGGAACGCTGAAGAAAATGAAAAAACAGAATGCTTCGATCAATTCTTTTGCCGCGGACAACATAGCAATCAACGCTTTTGGTTATCACCCGATGGAGATTTGGGGTGATGCATACCTGGACGAGGAAATTTTGTTTCCCAAGAAAAGCCAGATCCCGCCGCGACGATTGACTGACTTGGAAAACAGATATCTTGAGCTGCGGGCGCAGGGAAAAAATGATTCAGAAATAGCGAGAAAATTCGGCGTTTCAAGAGAGAGAGTCAGGCAGATAAAAATCAACTCCTTGAAGAAACGGGATCAAGAATCGCTACTCGAGGACGAAGAGCTTGAAAAACAAACTCGGACAGAAACAGGACTCAGGATCGCCGACGCGGTTTTTCTGGATACGGGAAATAGTCCCACTGGCCTGATAGGAAGAATGACCGGCGACGTTCCAGATGACCACCCGGTTTTCGAAACCCCGCAAGAAAGAGAAAACCGCGAACAAGCATTCGCCGACTTTATTTACGAGGCTTATATCGAGCCTTTCCAATACGACTTTTGGGAGCAGCAGGGGGTTACCCCAACAGATGATGATCTGTTCGAATTCATGAACACAATCGACGAAGACGAACTTCGTCAACGTTTCGAGACAGAAAAAGAAATCAGCTCATGGGGTCTTGAGTACGATGAAGAGGGAAACGTCTCGATAACGGAATGGGCTGAGCAGGGGTTCCTTTCAGAGGATGATTGGGATGGTTGGTTTGACGGCCCCATGGCGGACACGGTTTCAAGGACAAGTCGCGACGGCGGAAACAACCAGGGTTCATTATTTGACCCGAACCAATGGTCGAATTACACGCAAAGCGATGAATACACCACCTATGGCGGAACAGATGATTTGATGGTGCGCAATACAGAGCAACACCAAAAATTCAGCTCCTGGGCGACAGCAAGGGATTGGAAAAAATTCCACCATGAGCATTTCGACTGGTGGGCATTTCCGATTGACGAGGTTTCCAACACTTACGGTGAAAGATTCCGTGTCCCCGAAGACGAAATCAAAAAACTCAGATCAGACCAGGAATTCTTGAAGCGCCTTGACGAAAATCTACAAAATGCCGCTTCCGCCTATGGGTGGGACATCAAACAGGGGCGTTGGGTACCCGACGACGTGCGAGACCAAGATCAGGTCCCACAAACACTTTCCCAAATTCGTTTATACAAAATGGCAAGATCCGCCATGGTGTTCGGAAGATGCTCGCACTTCAGGTCGCTTCAGCGAATGTACGACAATCTTTCATCGTTTGGTTGGTACAAAGGCCAGGACGAAGGGTTCTGGGCAAAAGACCACCCATGTAAACAAAGTTAGGAGTTTTTATGGATAACAGATTCTTTTATTCGGCCGAGGTCAAAAGGGTTGTTGATGGCGACACCTTTGATTGTGTTATCGACCTTGGCTTTGACGTGCTGATTAAGGCGCGAGTTCGTCTTTACGGTATAAACACGCCCGAGTCAAGAACGAAGGACGCCGCAGAAAAGGAAATGGGTCTGAAGGCAAAGGCGTTTACTGCGGATTGGCTTGACCGCCACAAGATCGTCTACATCAAGACCGTCCTCAATAAAAACGAGAAGTACGGCCGGGTGCTCGCCAACGTCTATTCATCCCCGCAAATAGGAGAAAAGACAACGGCATGCCTGAACGATGACATCATTGGTGCCGGCTATGCCAGGGCCTATTTTGGGGTCGGCGATAAAACGTGGACGGAATTCAGGACGAAATAACGATAGGCTGGGACCATGAACATGAACAGTTACACCAACGAGGATGAACTCCGCGAAATCAAAACGACTCTCGACTCTCTTGCCGTATTGGTAAAAGCGCTCGGTGAACAATTGAACAGGGTTGAGGCAATGATGCAGAAATCCTTGCCCACGGTCAGCGAACGGCTCCAGGCCGTGTCCGGTTCAAAGTCGAGCGCAATAGCAAACATCCCGAACATAGGTTCCTTGACGACCAAAACTAAGTAAGGTCGTCCTTGGCGTCCAACATATTGGCGTCAGTTTGCTCAACTGCTTGCTGAATCGAATACGCCTTTGTTCCCGGACCGATCGGGTTGACTGCCGTTATATGGAATTCGTGCATCAGGATGTTCCGAATCAGCCAATGAACCGGGTAAGAACGCGGATCTCTGGCGTGCTTTTTACGAAACTCGGCCGCAAAAGCCATCGCCCGTCTATGAAGACCTGGGGTGACTACGTTGTCGTCAATGCACATCTTCACCCCATCCCAACCGTAGGTTGAGTACCTTCGGATGCAAGCCTCAATATCAAAATCTTTCCACCACAACCGTTGGGCGTCGATGTGCGGAAAGCACTCGACAAGACGGTCATAGAACTCGGGCTCTGTCGCAATAACATCCCCGATCCGGCGTATTGCAACCGCGTGTAAGGGTATTCCGACACGGGAATTGCTTCCCGTGATAGCCGCATAGTCGTAATACTCGCAGTATGTTGCTTTATGTTCGTCGATTATGAACTTGAGTACGTCGTCGGTTGTCCAGTCGTAGATGACCTTGGCAAACCTGAGCGGGATTGAGCGTTTCATTTTGTATGGGGCGACGATGTAGTTTTCGTGAAGTTTTTGAACGCAAGATCGGTATCGCATCATTGACTCATTTGCCCGTACCCCCATAACGAAAGCCGTACGACCCTTTTTGCCTTGCAGCGTGTAGTAGTCGATCGAGTCAGGCACGGCCTTGGACGGATCTAGCCCGAAATGTTTAGCCGTGATTGCGTGGGAAGGCATATCTCTAACCAACCGGCCGTCTTTGCGCCGTTGCTCCGACCAAAGAAGGCAATACTCACGGCGACCCAAAACCCATATCTCCTGCCCCTGAGGAAGGCAATACCACTCCATGTCAACCCAGTCATAGTCACGCACTTCTTCCATAAAGCGCACAACTGCCGGACTCACCATTTCTTCGTCTCGGAAAATTACCTTCACCGGGCCGAGTTTGCGCTCCTCGTGAATCTCTTTGGCCAGATAAAGGACTGCCGTCGAATCTTTACCACCGGAAAATTGAACACAGACCGTGTCGAATGTGTCGTATACGTGTCGCATTCGTGCGCGAGCAGCTTCAACACAGGAAACGTCGAGAAATAGCCTCTGTCTAGTCACCAGTGCACAGCTTGCACGTGGTCTTGAACCTACCTGAGTTTCTCTTGAGTGTTGCACCCATTTGTCCGCAGAGCTCACACTTGTAGGAAGAAACGGACTCGTACACCCCCACGATTTCATTCATTTTTCTGCGGAAGTGCTCCATGCCTTTTGATGGGGAAAAGTAAAATCGCAGGGTTCCGAACTTTTCCTTTATCTGAAAAACTTCGTAATCTGGGTCGATTGCGGCAAGCTCGAGGTCGCAGTCGATTATCAACTGATACCAACCACGGTCACAGCGTATTTCAACTGGATAACCGGCGGCGAATCTTGACTTTACTGCTACCAACTGATGAGTCTTATCAATCATGCTGGCCAATAATAGCCGAGATCGTCCGCCACCTCCCAGTTGAATTGCGAATAGTGGATCGGGTCTTTTCGCAACAGGTTGGACTTGTGGCTGTTGTGGAAGGTCTCGTCCCCGAACCACTCGGGTAGGTCTTTCGAGTCAGGCGACACGAGTGCCTGGATTTTGTGCATACAGGTGTCGTGGAAACCGTGCATTTGCCAGACTTGACACATAACAATGCCGTACGAGCTCAGGCCGGCTTCGTGGCCACGCCACATTTTGGTGGCTGGGTGCGAGACCCAACCTTTTGATTTCCCCGTCAGGGCGTTCAAGATTTGCAGGGTTTCAACTCGCTGCTTACCGAGTCGCTTGACATCGAGGCAGGTGGCCGATCTTATAAAACTGTCATAGGGTAAAAATGTTTGCATGTCAATAATTCTATTGACAATAAATCGGAATCAAAACTCTGCGTGTGCCTCAATAAATTCAATAAGTTTTGACGCCGTGGTATCCCCTTCGTAAACCGGGGATGCGCGCAAGAACCTGACAAACTCATACCACCGACGCTGTTGCTCTGCATTATCAAACACCAGGGTGTACTGAACCACGGCTTTTTGACCCAGGCTTGCCGTGGCCGCACCCATCACGGCAGCTTTATTTTGGTCGAGCTCTACTGGATTTCGCGCCTCGGTTTCCGTGGTTTGCGCCGAGGAAACAGATATTGGCAACGGATCAACGATCGTGGGAGCGACATATCCCCTTTCGTCGTCCGCGTTGATGTAGGCGACTTCTTCCATCGCCGCCATCTCAAATTCATCCCACCCAAGATCGCTAATAAGGTCCTGGAAATTTATTGACACATCCTGAATCATCTGAATTAACGACGCCGCATCAACCGACCCGAGTTCGCTCGTCCTGTTGTCGGCAAGGGCGAAGGCGATAGCCGTGTCATTATCTTCATCCATTTGTACGGCCGCAATTGAATCCCAACCCAAAGACTTTGCAGCCTGAAGCTGGTGATTGCCGGCAATCACAGTAAATGTACCGTCATCATTTGGCCTTACGACGATGGGCTTTACTTGCCCAAACTCCGCATAAGACGCGGTGATTGCGTCAACATTGCCGCGACGCGGATTCGATTCCAACGGAACGAGTTTTTCTATTGGAAGAAGGAGTGATTTGAGCGATGGATTAATCTTCATCTGAAATGTTTTTGGTTACGTTGCGTCGTTTTGTCTTGCCCACAGGACCGTGAAGGTCGTGTGTCCTCAGCTCGTGGCCGATCGGTAAACGCTGACGTTTTCTTCCAGCCTTGGTTCCCGGAATCATCTCAACAACCTTCGTAATCGGATGGATTCGCCTTCGTTGCTGAGCGCCTTTTGCGGTTGATTTCTTGCCTTTTGCCATGGGCAAAGAATAGTTGCGCAAGAGCGTTTCTGGCGGATGACTACCTCAGGGATTTGAGCCGTTCGGCGGCGATTTCGCAATATGTCTTGTCGATCTCCACGCCTATTGCCCTTCGACCGGTCTGTTTTGCGGCCAGCAACGTTGTTCCACTGCCACAAAACGGGTCAATGATTACCTGGTTTGGAGTGGTGTGATTAAGAATCAAACGTTTCATTAGAGAAAAGGGTTTTTCATATGGATGTACAGTCTCACCCTCAACCAGGTCGGTAAATACATTTGTGTACTGACTCCAGTGCCGATCCGTGTTCCACGCAAGATTGCCACCGAAGAAAATCATTTCCACGAACCGCGAATACCTTCGCGAAGTATTTTTCGTGCTGATCGGTTTCACCCAAAAGCCGAATTGATTTGAATTTACCCACTGATTTTCCGGAGGCATGAACACAATTTTTCCTTTGGCTATTCGTGTAAATTGCTGGTCCAAGGACTCAATCTTTTCACCGTCCAGGTCATATGGCGGGTCCGTTATGACGGCGGCCGCAAAACCGGCCGAGAGCGAAGGCAAGAACTCAAACGCACTTCCCTTTACAAGAACGACCGAGCCGTCCTCATAAAAAGTCTTGAACATCAGAATGGCTCAGGATTCAGCCAAATACTGCACCAATTGCGGCATCGTTTTACATCATAAAACAGAAGAGTCAAATACGGAATTATGAAACCCCAATAACCCAAAACTATTATTGTGTAAAACACGACCGGGTATTTTATGAAAATGAGAATCCATCCTGCCCACATTTGGCGGTTGGTGTGTCGGTAGCCGTACAGCGCAACAACCTCAAAAAGGGCCAGCATGATGCCGGAGATTATTTCGTTCCACCCAACGGCCATACTCAGCAAATTTCCCTAATATCGAGCAAGTCTGACTGTGGGACCGCGTACGCAGCCGGCCGATCAGAATTTCCCATGTTGTCGAGATACTTGGGGTCTTTGGCCTGAACACCCTGCACGTACCCATGGATAACGTAGTTCGGACACCTGCCGGTGACCAGAACAAACCGGTGATAATCATCGTCTTCCGGCCTCACGATGAGTTTTCCGTTCTTGTAGGCGGTCCATCTGATTTGCATCAACCCAGAAAGATCTGGCAATTTGTACGTGCCGTTTGAGCCATCCCAATAAATGTCGAAGTGTTTTGCGACAGCCATTTCCGCACATGCGCCCTCAATGTGAATTTCCCATCCATGGCCATTGGAAAATCCATGCTTGTTTTTGTTACCTCGAAAAATCGATGTGGTGACGCGCCGTGCACCGACGCTTGCGGCCGTCTGGTATTCGTGCGGCTCCAAGACGACGGCTACCGCGTACTTGAAATTGCCTTGGTCAACTACGGAGTCAGTAACTATTTTTGTCATGCGACCGACATTACTTCTGAAAGCGCTTCGCGCGCAAGTGTTCGTTCAAAAGAGACCTGCAGCTGAGCGTGCCAGCGCGCAATGTCCATCATCTGATCTCTGACCTTCAGCATAAGCGGCGACGGCTCATAGGGGATCACCGCGAGAGGGGATTTGTTCGCGAACAGACAGGGCTCCGACTCGGCCATCAGCTTGATAAGCATGCCCGGCTGTATGTTCGTGCCGGTCTTCTTCTCCCTCTCATACTCCTCTATGTCGTGGGTGTCCCTGCTCGTCACAACGAACCGCGACTTACGAACATAGAAAAAATCCAAAGCACAACGACAAAAGTTACGCCGACCAAAACGATTGTGGATTTGGTGCCTGATTCGTTTTCGGTCATGCGGTATCTCCGTTTCGGTCGGGCCGCGAGCGGATCGTTGAAACCCAACGATGATATTCCTCGGAAGACATATCGTTTACGTCCGGAAGCGACTCAGCCCATTTTTCGAATTCTTCATCTGGCATTTCGGCAACCGAATCCGGATTCCCCTTCATCAGGCGAGGGAACGGGATCTCTCCCGTCGGGTCGTAGTATTGCCCTACTGGTTCTTTCATTTTCCTGTCCTACTGGTGCGACGAGGTATTTGGTTGGTTTCGTGATGAATTTCGCCTTGCTTTATCGTCGTATGGACAGCCTTAATATGCGGCCTGGTTCCCCTGCTGACGAGATCATCCAGATACGCCCAGTCAGGGTCGCGTGTGCCTGCGCGAACAGATTGTTTTGATTGGGTGCGCTTTGTTCTATTGGTTTTGCTCTTGGCTATTTTTTTTAGGGACGAGTTTTTTTTCGTCGCCTGTTTCTTGGCCGGCTTCTTTTTCTTTGCCGGCTTCTTCTTGGTCGCCGGCTTTTTGTTTGCTACCGGCTTTTTTGTTGTTGGTTTTTTCTTATTTGTTGCCATGTTCTTCTCCTTATTTCGTTGATTCTTCGTTGAGAAACGTTTGCTCAGCAGCATACAGGGCGGCATATTCTTCTGCATACCGATGTTGCAGCACCATCAACGCGCGACGGCGGGCTTCCTGACGCAAGCGATTCTTGCGCTGCTGTTCTTCGGTCTTCTTGGCAGCCTCGGCGGCGGTCATTTTCTTTTTGCGACCTCGGCCGATCCCTGTTGAAATCAATTTTGCATATTCGCTGGATTGTTTGGTTGGTGTTTTTGGCATGTTTACTCCCTGTTAGGTAACTAATCGACGAACAGCATGGTATAGCATCAATTGCAAATACGCAACCCCAAACTCCCCCTGCTTTATTAGCCTAGCTATGGGTTGCTATTTGCCACTGTAGGGTGTAGCTTGCAGCTGACATAACCTAACCGCTCCAACAAGGAGGAGTCGAATATGGCAAGGCAACACGGAAGTAAAGTGATCAAACGGTTGTTCAAAGAGTTGGCAAGGATGGGGTTTGTTGTGGTTCAAAAAAACAACAAGTTCCAAATTCACCCGCCACGACACATCCCCGGCCCGATTTATTTCACCCATGGAACACCCAAATCAGTCAAGCCAATCGTGGCCGATATCAAGAAAATCTATGGTGTTGAGGTTCCAGTCAAAGACCTCTGACCTATTCGGCGAGTGCTAAACTTGTTGGGGTAACTCCGTAACCGGACGCCCGCGAGAAGTGCGGTATTTGATGAAAAGACTAATTCTTGTTGCGATTTTGGCGTTTGCCATGGCCGCATGTGGATTCGATGGAAGTTACCGCTATTCGTGCCAGGACCCAAATAACTGGGATAATGAGGATTGTCACCCGCCGGTGTGCCTGGTTGACGGAAACTGTACGGAAACATTATTGGGCTTTGACCCGACGGAGACGACAACGCCATGATGAACAAACCCAGCGACCGTCCAAGACTTTCCCCCGATGAACTCGACGCGCGACTGAAGTTCGTGGTCGGGTGCGTGCTCGCAAGCGTCCTAATGGTTACGACGGTATTCATTCTTTACGCACTTGTATTCGTCACTCAACCGATCGGTGCTCAAGCGGAAAACGACAAAATGTTCTTCGGTGTCCTATCGAGCGTCGCCACGTTCATTACCGGAACCCTTGCCGGTTTGATGATCTCGACCGGCCGCAGTTCGACGAAGAAAGAAGATGCAAACAAGACGGAACAAAACGAAGGCGTCAGTGAGTAAAGATGGGGGACTGGTACTCCGGAAACGCTTCGTTCGTCATTGAAGGATGGTTTGCTGAAAGCAACGAGGAAGCTCAGGTGGCCGTAAACAAG